CCGCCTTTCGGGGCGGCAAACACAGATTTAGAAAATCTGTTCCGTTACATCTATGCTGCACTTAGGTGTGACCTTGTAGTAGCCTAATGGTTTTAACCAAATAGGACGATCTCCAAGCTAGAACCTGTTTAACTTTATTTCTTTTACCAAGTGTGAAAGGATAAATCCACTCAGGGACTTTGGGACGAAGTAATAAATGTATATTTGGTTCCTTAGTAATATATAGTAATTTCCATTGTGCTTCCATAGACTTTGATAAAAGCTTATATTCTGAGACAATTTCATTTATATTTATATTAACTTCAGTTTGAAAATCGGCATACAATTCTGGTTGACGTTTCTGTACGTAAGATCTTATTTTTATAGGGATCTCACTTGCATTAACGGCAGCCTGTCGGTATATACTACTTATTGAATTGCTTAATATTAGACTGGTTGCCTGATGTAACAGCTTAACTGCGTTACTTTCAGCTTCCGGATAATCGTAATTACAATCACCGAGTCCAAATATTCTAAGAACGAGTTTCTTACAAAATTTCCCTTGGTTCGAACCATGATGATTCGTGGTAAGAGGTAATATATGCAGGATAGCTCTTGCAGATCTTCTTACTTTAAGTAAGTCGATTAGCTGTTCCGGGACTTCTAAGCAGTTCGTGTAGCCACGGTTGTACATATTACTCCAAATCAATACTAGTATTTGAGGGTTTTTTATTTCTTCACAGAGTGAATTAATATAAGCGCCAGTAAATTCTTGGCCATTTAAGAAATGACGTTTAGCGAATTCAAAATATTTAGTACTATAACTTGGTTTGTAGGGTATTTGCATACTGGATAATACACTCAAGTAACTGTGATACAGATCTTGATCAAAGATGACGATGTCGTCTCCTAAGAGCGCGTATTTGCCTTTTGCATTTGCGTAAGAACCAGCAGCTACCCACACCAACTTGTGGTGGACTAGCGCCATTGCTGGCCAGGAAGACAGAGCTCCCATTGGCTGTCCAACTGCGTATGAAAGGTACTTTACTTTTCTACTCATATGAGATGATAATTCTCTATCTACGAAAAATTTCCGTGTCCAGAGTTCACACCATAAGCTGCCCAGGTTGGGTCTTATGCCGTTTAGAGTTTCTTTGTAAAGGAACCTAGGGATACGGTCGCTGGCATCACTTAAATCACTATATCCATAAAAGGAATGGTTATTTTTGTGCATGTCTTTGGCTATGTTGCTAATTTTATTATGATCGAAAGTACAGTCTTCCGGGATCCGTCTCAGAATGCTCATTAGTAAATCATGAACAGGTTTCAACAGTTCCTGGGTAACTCCGTCTACAAT